CATTCGAATCGTATATATAAGAATAATTACAGTAGTGGATCTGAAGTAAGTACTACTGGAAAAACTATATATAATTATAGTATTTCAGAGATAGACGGATACGACCCAACAGATGATACTCTGGTTAGAATAGAGACATCTGATGGCATTAATAGAACATTAAATGATAATGAGTATATATTGACTTCAACGGACACCCACATTAAGGTAGTCACGCTCAACAACATTATGAACCAGACCACCGATAAATTGATATTAGTCACTAAGTATCAAGAGGTGGATATTCTTTTTACCAATCAAAGAAGATTTGATGATGATAAAGGGACAAATAGTTTTGATGAAATACCACTAACTAATGTAGCATCTGCAGATAAAAGAAACTGGGTTTACCAAATTCCTAAAGATTTCTATATAAATATATACAACAAGTAAAACTAAACATATACGGATAAAACAATGGCAGCTATAATAACAAGTCAATTTAGATCAAATATTGCGGATCAATTATTAGTTGATCTCAGAAATGATATCTCTAACTATTACCTATTCATCGGTAGATCTGATGATTGGCCGGTAGACACCGAAGGTAAAATGGTTCCGGATTTATTGAACACATCCACAGACAACCAACATTATACTCATACCAAACCTTGGTCTGATATGATGCAATTAAAGAAGATGACAGCTGCAGATGTAGAATATGTTGTCCCACGAATTGATTGGTTGAATGGTGCGATATATGATTCGTATGATGATGCAGATGCCAACCTTGAGAACGCAGATGAAGTTGGTTCATCCATTTTGACAAAATATTATGCAATGACACCGGATTTCAAAGTGTTCTTATGCCTTCGTTCTGGCCCAGCTGGTTCAACTGTCAATCCTTCTTCAATTCCCGATTCGAATGGTGTGAGAAATTCAACTTCTGATGGGTATGTATGGAAATACTTATATACTATGCAGACAGTTCTACAATCTAAATTCCTAACAACCGCATATATGCCCGTGACTGTTCCGGATATTGATCTCTCGGGTGATGATCAATATGCTACATCTCTGCAAGCAATTGATCGTGCCGGTGCCATTTATAATGTGGTAATCACAGATGCATCTCTTGATAAAACATATGTCGTAGGGGAAGAATGGTACGTTGATGATAACTCAGGACGAGACAGATCGCATGGGAATATAAACACTTGTTATGGTAAAGTTTTAACCATTGATGGTAATGGTCAAGTTCATTCACTTTCTATTGAGAATGCTGGTATTGGTTACTCTAACGGTACCGTTAAGTTCACTACAGTATCGCCAAAACCTGATAATATTCTTCGCGCATCTCAATTTAGATGTGTGATTTCACCTGATAAGGGGTATGGATATTCAGCAATTCGTGATCTTCGCGCCCATTATATTGGTGTGAATATGAAGTTAGTATACTCGGAAGGTTCGTCTGTCGGTACTGGTGATCAAGCAATTAAAGATACTATAAAAGGTCGTTTCTTTTCAGTAGGAACCGCAGCTGGTGGTAGTATGGGTTACCGTAGAATTGGTATTATTAGAAATCCTTCTCTAATGAGTGAGGATCTTGCTTCTGGAGCAATCTATGACGCACTCTCTCTAATATCTATTCCTCCGCAATCTGCTGATAGGTCTGCTTTTCAGCCAGGAAAGATTTTAAAAATCATGGACTCGACTGATGGAGAGAAAACAAGAATTAAGTGCGATGATTATTGGCATTCAACTGTAGACTCCGAAAGATCACTTCTTCGTTATCATCAAGATGACGAGACCGGTTACGGTACTCTTGCTCACGGGGATACATTTAAATCTTTAGAAAGTGATGATGTGACCGGTGTACTACTGATTCCAGACGAAGAAGCAAATGTAAGTGCTGATAAGAAAATAGCACCATATACTGGGGAAATAGTATTCCTTGAGAATAGAGGTGTCACTTATAGACAATCTGATCAAATAGAAACTATTAAGTTAGTTATTGAATTATAATAAGGATAAAAAGTAATGGCCGTTAATTTAAACACAAAACCGTATTATGATGATTATAATATTAAAACCTCTGATGGATTAACACCTAAAGAGAAATATCATCAAATACTATTCAGGCCTGGACATGCAGTTCAGGCGAGAGAGTTGACTCAGATTCAATCAATTCTTCAGAATCAAGTCACCTCACTATCTAAACATTTCTTTAAAGAAGGTAGTTTAGTACTGCCCGGCCATTGCGTTATATCAACTAATGTTGATTATATCAAGATCAATTCGGATGCTTCATCATTAGAAGTTTCTGAAGATCTTATAGGTGTTCAATTGATAGCAACTTCAGGTGATGAAGCATCTTCAGAACTCAAAGCAAAAGTTGTAGCAATATCTAAAGCAAAATATCCGACTGAAACAGATACTATCTATCTTGAGTACATCTCTTCAGATACACCAACCACAGGTGGTGGTGAGTCTATTACTCGTTTCAGGGAAGGACAATTTCTTCGTGATATTAAAGGTGCCATCGATGGTGTCACCGGTACTATGGTTGTCTCTACCCAGAATGATGTGTCAAACAATGATAGAGATATTCCTGTAATTGGTAAGGGGTCTATCGGGTTCCTTGACGATGGTATCTATTTTCTTAAAGGTTATATGGTCATCGTTAAAAGAGACTATGTGATATTAGACAAATACTCTCAAACACCTACTGCGGACATTGGTCTTTTAATTGACGAATCTATCTCAACATCAACTGATGATGTATCATTAAATGATAATGCACTCGGTACGTATAACTATGCAGCGCCAGGCGCCCATAGATATCAAATTAAAACTAAACTTCACAAACAATCTTCTAAAGTTACTAAGACCACTTCTACATCCGACTTTGTGTTACTATCAAGGGTTGTTCGTGGTGAAGTAGTCAAAGAAACTAGAAGTGCAGATTATAGCGTTCTGGGTGAAGCACTTGCTAAACAGTCGTTTAATGAGTCGGGTTCGTATTCGATAAGACCTTTTACGATGTCTACATCAAAACATATACCTAATTACGACCTTGAAACTGGTCTTGTTAATCCATATGATGAAACCAAATTCACTGCAACATTATCTGGTGGATCTGCATCAATAAAGGGTCATCATATAGAGAAATCGGCTCCTTCCCATATTACCTTAAATAGGTCAAGAGATAAAGAGGGTGTACTTGTCAAAGACAAAATTCACTCAGAGCATTTTGAAGGTCATCAATCCAGATTGGAACTGGGTAACTTTATTACTGTTAATATGACTGGTACTGGTAGTAAAGGCTTCCCTGATACCTCTGGTGAACATAAACTGTATCTATATGCAGACAAAAACAACACCAATGATGCCCACCGGTTGGGGTCAGTAAGGGTTCGTTATGTCGAAAAAGTAAACGCTGAAATGGCGAGATTCTATATCTATGATGTTGATTGGGATGGTTTTGGTGAGGTTACTTGCATAAAGGGTAATGGGTTTGTAGGATTCTTTGATGATGAAACTGGTAGTCCATCACCAAAAATGACTAAAAGTAACACTCTATTATATACACTTCCTCACGAAGCAATTTACGATCATAAGTCAGGTGATCAATTCGACTTTGATTATAATGTATCCGAATATATACTCTCGAATAGTGTCAGTGAGAATACGGCTACTTTTACTACGTCATACGCATTTCAAGACAACTCCGAAGATTCGGTATACTTACTCAATAGTACCACCGATGATCTCCTGACGGTCACCAGCTTGATCACTGAAGGGGTCGATACTATCAAGGTAAAAACGGGTGGTACTCTTAGTAGTAGTCATAAATTTTACTTATACGCCAAAGTTAACAAAGCATCTAAAACTGGGCAGACCTTGGAACCAAGAAAGAAGTCATTGCGACAGACCCTAAGTTCTTCACCAGAAACAATTACGATTTCTACGGCTGATAAGTCGAAGAAAACTATCATCTTGGGTAAACCTGATATTATTGCAATCAATTCTATTATTGAGAAAGATACAGGGACTGATATAACTGCACATTTTAGATTAGATGACGGACAAAGAGACAATTTTTACACTAATTCTCGTATAATCAAGAAGAGTCCATTCGATTTCGTAGGTACACTCGAGATATCGTACACATACTATGAATGGTCAGGGAATGGTGATTTCTTTACTGCGGATTCGTACCCAGACTCTGAGTTTGGTAATCGAGAGTATAATGGAATACGTCTATCTAACTGCATTGACTTTAGACCATACCATCCACACAATAAGGATATTCAGAACACACAACGTTGTCCTACACCACACACGTTGTTCACTACTTCATTTTCGTACTATCTACCAAGAACAGATAAGATTGTCTTAGATGTTCAGGGCAATTTTACTGTAGTAGAAGGAATTCCTTCACTAGAGGCACCATCTGCACCAACACCTGCGGATACAATGCATCTTTATGATATATATATTCCCGCATATACTCATAATGCCTCCGATGTTAGAGCAAAGTATATCAATAACCGTAGATATACGATGAAAGATATTGGTACCCTTGATAAGAGAATTAATAAACTTGAGAGAAATGCTACATTATCATTACTAGAACTTGAAACCAATTCGAGGGACATTAAAGATCGAAATGGATTTGATAAATTCAAACTAGGGTTTCTTGCTGATGGATTCTCAGATCTGCTGATGGCGAATTTAACTACACCTGAATTCAAAATGGGTATTGATAAACGTAGACAAGAGATTCGACCTAAATTTGTTCAGAAGAATGTCAATCTACAGTGGGATCCATCTGCATATAGTGGGAACACAAGTAATATAGCTCAAAAGAATGTGGGTTCTTCTTTAGTCACATTACCATATAGCATTGTAGAATTTAAAGATCAACATCTTGCGTCTTCTGCAATTAATGTTAACCCATATGATGTATTTAACTGGGAAGGTTCTTTAGAGTTATCACCAAGTTCTGATGAGTGGAAAGATACTGATAGAATGCCTGATCTGATTGTCGGTAATGATGGTATATATGATGCTATGATGGGAATCATCGATGCAACTGACATACTTGGTACTGAATATCAATCATGGACTGTCAAATCTTCAACCCAATCCTCCAAATGGATTAAAACCGTAAATACTCTCGGACATGCTCGAGGTGGTGGTGGTAAAGCATCGGATAGATACACACTCGCAACAACAACTACTGGTGTAAAAGAAAGATACGGTATTGAGACATTTGTCGAAGATTACACTTATGAGGATGATTTTGGGGATAGAGTTGTGGATATTCGATTCGCACCTTACATGAGATCAAGACCTATATCGTTTAAAGTGTCGGGTCTTAAACCTAATACAAGAGTATACGCAAACTTTGATGGTATTGACGTATCTACATACTGTAGACAAGAACATCGGTATCAGGACTACTCAGACACTATGGCTGAGATTGAAAAATGCGCGATTGAAAATTGGGGTGTTGATCGTTACTCAACAGGTCGTAACTTCTATTCTGAAGTGTCAAAAGCGAACAGTTTTACAGGTGACATTTTCAATTCAAACGGTTTGAAATATGATTTTACGCACTGGACAGAAAGTGCTAAACAGTGGAAAGATGTCGAGGGTGTTAATATGCATCCACAATTACCGACACCACTGATTACTGATGCGAAGGGGTCTTTAGTAGGATCATTTTTCGTACCTAACACAAACCCCGCATTAGGTAAAGCGGCTGAGAGATGGTTATATAAAGATGGAGACGGTGTTTGGGGAAATATAACTAAGGATATGGATTACGATGAATTCCCTGACAGTTTCACCACTGAAGCATTGGACTTTAAAGGTGGATCGCGTTTATTCAGAGTGTCTGATAATCCAAATCATAATAGAGATATCGAGACAACTACTGCGGAAAGTTTATATCAGTCCACAGGTATAATTCAAACCGTGCAGGGAACTATATACTCTACTAAATTGCCTATGGTCACTACTAATGTAGTATCCGAAGAAAAAAACTTCACTACGACTGTAAAGACCAAAAGTTATGTTAAATGGTGGGATCCATTAGCACAATCATTTTTGATTGATCCTGTTGAATGTCCGTATGGTTTAAGTATCACATCAATAGATGTATACTTTAAGTCTAAACCAAATGAAGTCTACATGGCAGATGATGATTCCATATTGTCAGATATTATAGGGGCTCCGGTCACAATGCAACTTAGAGAAATGCAGAACGGTATTCCATCCAATATTATATTACCGGGCTCAACAGTAACAATAGCCGCATCTGAGGTTCATGTATCACCTAATCAACAAGTGACTTCTCTTAAAACCCCATTTGACTTTGCAGCACCAGTATATCTACAAGCAGGTGTTGAGTACTGTTTCGTTCTACTTGCAAACTCGACCGATTATAATGTATGGGCTGCTGAAATGAACAAGACTGATATTGAGACGGGGGTCACCATTAACAAACAACCGTATCTTGGGGTTCTATTCAAATCTCAAAATTCATCTACATGGACTGCTGATCAAAATACTGATCTTAAATTCACGATTAATCGTGCAAAGTTCGATAATGATGTTAACAAGGTTGCGATATTTACACCACCATCTGCAATTGGAAAATGGAAGTCGAAGTATAAACTTGATACCGGAGATCATGGTATCACTACTAACCCTTGGTTTTCTGCGGATACCGGATCACAAATCGTTCAATTAAAAACTAATGCACTCACATTTACTAAGAATTCTTCAGTAGTTAGAGTCCAGCATAAGAATCACGGTTTCATATCGGGTGGATCAGAGAATGCTGGTAATCCTTCTGTCGTAGCATTCGCGATGAATGAACGACATGGTTCCACTGGTAATTTAGATGAAGTTGAATATCATGGTGTTAAATTGTCTAAGTTCTCTAACACCGGTGAGATAGATATGTCAACAACGGGTAAAACTTTAGGTGATATCCTTTCTTTTGAGGTATCAAACATAGAAGAAGATTCTTATGATATTACTTTAAAGAATGGTGTAAAAGCGACATCATCTGGTAGAGCAGGTCTGGCTGGATCAAGAGTTCTACAATATGTGGACTATTCACTATTCTCTATATTTGCGCAACATCTCAACTTTGTAGGTACTGATATTAAATGGTCAGCAAGACTAATGTATGGTAACACTACAAGACAATATAATGATACTGTACCATTTCTAGGTTTATCTGATAAACGGGAGATAAAGATTGGTCAAGATACTGCTCTGAATAAGTCAGCATCTATCAGATGGCACTCGCAAGATTTCATCTTAGAAGCAGAAATGTCTTCACTAAATGACATGATATCTCCTATTATTGATACCGATAGATTATCTATACTTTGTGTTCAGAATAAAATCAACTCCCCTGTTGAAAAATCTGGAGAGTATCCATTAGATGGTACTAATGAGATGAATCTGTTTTTTGAAGAAGACTCTATAGTACCTGATGAGAATGATGTAGGATCGGTAGAATGTAAACATGTCACTAAGAATATCCAGTTAGAAGAACCTGCAAATTCACTGAATATATACTTAGATATTCATCAACCAGTGGGCGCAAAAGTAGAAATATTTTATAAAGTTGGGGTGGATATAGATGCGATTTCTGATAAAGCATGGTCACATCTCGCACCTGCATTACCTGCATGGCATGGAATACATGATAAAGTTGAAAATACAGATGTAGTATCAACCAATGATCCTGAGGAATTTGTCGAGTATGAGTACTTTATTGATTCGGACACCACAAACTTTGATGGTACTGTAAATGATAATATACTCGGGGATTTTAGTGTATACGCAGTTAAAATCGTATTCACCTCTACTAATAAAGCAAAAGTTCCTAGATGTAAAAACCTTAGAGCAATTGCTACATACGGACTAACGGACTAGTATATTAGTGTCAACTATTAAGGTGTCAAATGCACCTGACTGTGTGAAAGATACACAGTCAGGTGCAATATTATATTCAGACTCTTCTTCAGGAAGTAGTGGTGCGTTGTATAAATATAAACAACGGATGAAACTGATCCACCATAAACAACAACAAAGAAAGATTGCAGATCAAGATACTCAAAATAACATCATTAAATTGGAAAATGATGTTAAAGAGCTGCGGTTTATATTAGAACAAATTCTGGAGAGATTATAAATGGCAAAGGTAATTGTAGAACAAACTCATTCGTTCAATGAATGGAGAGAAGATACTAATAAAGTTTCTACTGGTGTAGGTGATGCTGATGTTTTATCTAAACATGCGGAACAGACATATACGGATATTAGACCACGGTCGAATAATCTTTTTATTGGAACTGATGCGAATCTAACAATAGATATTGTGGTCACCACTCGTACTGAAAAGGACGAATATGGCACACTGAGAACTGTTCGTCATTCAGATTCAATGGATTACGACATTAACGTGATAAGTGGTGGTTTAGGTTATACTGAAGGAGATATTATTGTAGTAGAAGGTCACTTCGTAGGTGGTACTACTGGTATTCAGGATCTTTATCTACAAGTAATGTCAGTCGAGGGAACTAGAATTGTTGAAGGTAAAGGCAGTCTATCTCACACTACCAAATCGAACAGTATCCCTACTGCAAATCTAACTGATGAAGTATCATTACTTAGAGAAGATGCGGGTGTGTCTCCATACCATACTCCATTGACTGTTATTAATATGTCAATGGAACCATCTGCAATACCAATGACACCTGCGGTACAAAATAACTACACTGATGCCATCAATGAACTTGATGCTTATCAAGGTGATGTTAATATATTACTGGATAAACCAGTAATGAAACAGATGACATCTGCTATAGAACATCATCTTGGGGATGTTGTCACTCAAGGTATCAACACCAATAATAAGATCAAGTATAAATCAATCTCTGATGGTTTAGATCAAGTCGATTTCTTTCAAGGTAATGTCTCAATTGACGTAGATAAAGGTACTGAAGGTAACAAGATAACCTTTACTAATATCTCTGATGGTCTACAACAAGTCGATCTACTCCAAGGTAATGAAAACATAAAGACCAATAAAACTGGTACTAATGTTAAAGCCCAAGTAGCATCTCTCGCAGACAATCATCTTGGGGACATTGTTACTCAAGGGATTAATACAGGGGATAAAGAAACTTTCCAATCTATAACTCATGCGGTTAATGAACTTGACGACCTTCAAGGTAATGTCAATATCAAAGTTGCTAAAACCACGGGCAACAAATCAACATTCACTAACATTACTGATGGTCTACAACAAGTCGATCTACTTCAAGGTGATGTTAATATCAAATCAATTAAGGATGGAGTTAATGGAGTTAAGTCTACATTCGATACTATTACCGATGGTCTGCGTCAAGTAGATGAATTTCAAGGTAATGTTGACATCTTATCATCTAAAATTACGGGAAAACCTAAGTCTACATTCGAGACTATTACCGATGCCGTAAACCAAATGGATAATTTCCAAGGTAATGATACTTTAGAAACAGAATCTACTACGGTCACTTCCGCGATCAATGAACATGAAAGTGATATCGGTAAAGTAGAAAACTTGACCACCACAGCAAAAATCTTAACACCTGCGGTCAATGAGTTAGATGCCGAAATAGGGAATGAAACCTTACTAACTACTGCACAAACCATTAAAGGTGCGATCAATGAACATGAAACTGACATTGGCACTGTTGCTAACTTAACCACCACATCAAAAGATTTAACATCTGCGGTCAATGAGTTGGACAGTGAAGTCGGTGATCTGGATCTGGTCATTGATTTATTTGATCAGGATTATGTGAATGGTGGAGATGGTACTAAACGTAGTATTACTGATCTATCTACTGCGGTTAAGGTTATTGATGATAACATACACGGTACTCAAGCAAAGTTTAAACAAGCATATCTAGGTAACTGGCAGATCGCAGAAGAACATCATATAATGGGTTCTCGGGGATGGACACTACGTAAAGTCTCATTTGATTCTCAAAATGAGGATCATTTGCTTAATTATCCAAGGGATGCCTCAGACCGTCCATTAAATCCACATACTGGTGATGGTCGTTATTATAACTATAATGGTAAACTACATATCCTAAAAGGATATACACTACCAGCTGGACATATATGGTCTGAGGTTGTTTACTGGGGGATCGACTACGATGTTGTAAATCAGGAAACACAGGAACTCGAGACAGTATTCACCGAATTTAAACAGTACACATCCGGTGGTGCATACGCTGAAATCTCGAAGATTAGTTTCTATGACGTATATAATAAGATTGGTAAAGAAGATTTAAGAGCCGTTGAGTATTCTACTAATGATGTAACTGCAATTTCTATGACGGGTGCGATTAATGATCTATGGGCAAACTCAGAACTTGCTGACGCAGAAAATCCAGAGACTGCTACGTATCTCCGAAGAGATGGTGCCAATACATTGTACGGTGACCTTAACTTGTCGCAAACACAAGCATCATTAAAATACAGTAAGGTAGGTCATTCTTATACGCGTAAGTCGGACATGTCCATAGAAAGACAAATTCTGTCTGGTACTACTGACGAATTCATCAATAACTTTGCAGTATTTACCTTTAAACAAGATACAGTAAATAATGATAGATTACAGGGTGGTACTGAAAGATTGACCATTAGATCCACTGATGGTCTTGTCACGATCAATGATTCACTTAAGGTAAATGAGAAAATAACTGGTTCTGAACTTCAGATAGACAACATTAGATTAATTGATAATACTATATCAACTATTAATACTAATGGGAACTTAATAATACAACCTCATGGTACTGGTTGGGTCAAATTCACTAAAGTGCATATCAAGGGTACATTGGACGTTGATGGTAATGTTGATATTGACGGTACCACATATCTCGACAAACTCAAATTCGATAGTGATACCATATCTAATCTAGCATCTAATGGTGATGTTAAGATATCCGCAGCTCGTAATATTGTAATGTCTGTCGGTAATTCGGTTACAGTGAATAACCACTTAAATGTTAATGGTAGAACATATCTAGATCAAACTGATATCAACACGGCAGATGGTATCTTTAAGATATCTGGTGCTAATAAAGTTGATATTGACGCAAACATGGACATTGATGGTACTGTTGATATTGATGGTATCACATATCTCGATAACCTTAAGTTTAATACCAATACTATATCCGCAAATAACACTCATGGTGATATTGTATTAACACCTAATGGCACTGGTTGGGTTAAAACTAACAAACTGGATATTAATGGTACATTAGATGTTGATGGTGCGTCATATTTAGATAACATCAAACTTGATGGCAATACTATATCCGCAAATAACACTGATGGTGATATCGTATTAACTCCTAATGGTTCTGGTTGGGTTAAAACTAACAAACTGGATATTGATGGTACATTAGATGTTGATGGTGCGTCATATTTAGATAACATCAAACTTGATGGCAATATCATATCAACCACTAATACTAATGGGACTTTAAGTATAACACCGCATGGCACTGGTGAGGTTTATATTCCGAAAGTATTAAATGTTAACGGTAGAACACATTTAGATCAAACTGATATCAACACAGCAGATGGTATCTTCAAGATATCAGGTGCTAATAAAGTTGACATTCAGTCAGATGTGATCATGTCTAAAACATTAAATGTTAATGGTAGAACATATTTAGATCAAACTGATATCAACACAGCAGATGGTATCTTTACGATATCTGGTGCTAATAAAGTTGATATTAATTCTAACATGGACATTGATGCTACTGTTGATATTGACGGTAGATTAGATGTCGATAACATTAGACTTGATGCCAATACCATATCAACTATTAATGCTAATGGGACTTTAAGTATAACACCGCATGGCACTGGTCAGGTCTATATTCCAAAAGTATTAAATGTTAATGGTAGAACATATCTAGATCAAACTGATATCAACACAGACGATGGTATCTTCAAGATATCAGGTGCCAATAAAGTTGACATTGATTCTAACATGGACATTGACGCAAACATGGACATTGATGGTACTGTCGATATTGATGGTATCACATATCTCGATAACCTTAAGTTTGACGGCAATACTATATCCGCAAATAACACTGATGGAGATGTTATATTAACACCTAATGGCACTGGCTGGGTTAAAACTAACAAACTGGATATTAATGGTACATTAGATGTTGATGGTACCACATATCTAGATAACATGAAGTTTGATGTCAATACTATATCCGCAAATAACACTGATGGAGATATTGTATTAACACCTAATGGCACTGGCTGGGTTAAAACTAGCAAACTGGATATTAATGGTATATTAGATGTTGATGGTGCGTCATATTTAGATAACATGAAGTTTGATGTCAATACGATATCAACCACTAATACTAATGGGAGTCTTACTTTAAATCCTCATGGTACTGGATACGTATATATTCCAAAAGTATTAAATGTTAACGGTAGAACACATTTAGATCAAACTGATATCGTAACAACAGATGGTATCTTCAAGATATCAGGCACTAATAAAGTTGACATTCAGTCAGATGTGACCATGTCTAAAACATTAGATGTTAATGGTAGAACATATCTAGATCGAACTGACATCAACACAGCAGATGGTAGCTTCAAGATATCTGGTGCTTATGGCGTTGACATTGATGCTAACATGGACATTGATGGTACTGTTGATATTTACGGTAGATTAGATGTCGATAACATTAGACTTGATGCCAATACCATATCAACTACTAATAAGAATGGTCATTTATATCTAACACCTACTGGCACTGGTCAGGTCTATATTGACAAAGTATTAAATGTTAATGGTAGAACATATTTAGATCAGACTGATATCAGCACAGCAGATGGTATCTTTAAGATATCAGGTGCCAAGAATATCGACATTGATGTCCATACCATGGACATTGACGCAAATATGGACATTGATGGTACTGTTGATATTGATGGTATCACATATCTAGATAACATGAAGTTTGATGGCACTACCATATCAACTACTAATACTAATGGTCATTTATATCTAACACCTAATGGCACTGGTCAGGTCTATATTAACAAAGTATTAAATGTTAATGGTAGAACATATTTAGATCAGACTGATATCAGCACAGACGATGGTTACTTCAAGGTATCAGGCACTAATAAAATGGTCATTCAGTCAAATGTGGAGATGTCTAAAGCATTAAATGTTAGTGGTAGAACATATCTCGATACCATAAAGTTTGAGGGCAATGCCATAACAACCACTAATACTAATGGGACTTTAAGTATAACACCGCATGGCACTGGTGAGGTTTATATTCCGAAAGTATTAAATGTTAATGGTAGAACACATTTAGATCAAACTGATATCGTAACAACAGATGGTATCTTTAAGATATCAGGTGCTAATAAAGTTGATATTCAGTCCGATGTGACCATGTCTAAAACATTAAAGGTTACCGGTAGTACCACACTTGCCACTGCTTATGCTACAACACCTGCCAGTTCTTCTAATGACACGCGTGTCGCGACCACTTCGTGGGTACGGTCACACACCAGCCCTCACACGGATGGTAAGACAGTATATGTTAATATGTATACCATATTAGGATGGAACACCACTAAAGATAAAGCGTTTACAGCTGCGAGAAATTCGATTGCTTTAGTGAAGGGGGATTTATTGATAGTGCGACATCAATATCGTACTTCTCATCGTGGTAATGGTGGTACATCATATCAATACCATTCAACATATACGATGTACATTATGACATCTGCTACAGGATATAGTGCCAACTTTGGCGTTTAAACATATAGGATAAAGGCAATACAATTATGGATTTAATACAAATAGGACTAGATGTAAGAAAAGAGTTTGAAGAAGAGGGAACTAATTCTTATGACTTATTCTTTAATAAATTGAATGGCACTTATTTAGGTATAGTTAGTTCAGATGGTTCCGCAATGGACTCTGGGGATGATACTTTTATGTGGAAAAGAATACCTGACTTGGATGTATCCAAGGAAGGTTGGGTTGGAACCTACGAAGATGGTGGGGTCGTTGATCACTCTACTCAATTAGATAAAATATCTGAAATAGATATTGACAAAACTGCGCACTCTAGAATAATCAACAAGTATGATTATTATCACCAACTTAATATCATAAGTGATGCATTACTTGCGATGGGGTCTAACTCTAAAGATCTTAAAGAAATGAGTGAGTTTATACGTATGGTCAGAACCCAGAACAATGCAAACAAAATGGCGTATGAAAAATCAGATCAGTTTGACTATGAATCAAAAGAAAGAATGTTGAAAGATTTGGATCATGCGTTTGCTGGTGGACTTCGCGAAGTTGTCGGCCCTTGGAGTGGATTGAAAGATTAGTGGCATCTGAAATAGAAATACTTGAAGTTCCTAGATGTGAGGTTCAGAAAATACTTGAGGAAGTACTAAAACTTCCATCATATTCGTGGGTTGCTCGTAATGAGTACTTCACGAATATGGGTACTACTGGTTATTCAGATAATCATGGACATTATTGTTCTATTATGGATCATTCTATACCGGTAAATATTAGAGACATGGTCGAGACTATTGGATCCACAATGTCTGGATGTTCACTTGATCAAATTCTCATCAATAGGTATAAGGAGGGGGAAGGGATTCCCATTCATACCGATAGGCAAGGTTTTTTAGATAATATAGTCATACCACTAACCGAGAACTCAGGTCAGGGATATTCGCATATATATAAGGGTAAAGAGATATTCTATGAAGATAGGATAGGTACTGCAATTAGAATGGTAAATGTACGAGCAACACATCGGGTTAATCCTATCGTAGGAGACACTCGGTACTCACTGATATTACTATTCGGCCCTAAAGGATGGTTATTATGACAATAAAGGTGTTCCGAAAATACGAAACCCCAGAACAATGTAAATCGATAATTCGAGATATTCCCAATCTCTGGGTAGCCTCAGGTGTAAGATTGAGAACAGAGGTTCATGATACATATGAACAATTATCTCGGTACTCATATCTCAAACACAAAGATTTTACAAAAGAATTTGACTCGGAACTCCGTAAGACTTTCGGGGATGAAGTGTGGGATGGTCTAATAGCATCTAATGTATTACATCTTGATATAGGTGATAAACTGAATAGGATAACCCATTGGGAACATACTAAAAATCCGTTTTCATTCTTTTCTTTGAGTCTGACAGATAATCAGAAGATTATGGTCAATGATGAAGAATATACCCTTAACTCCGGTGATGCTATTTGGTTTAAACATTTGGGAGGGACACATGAGATCAAAGAAGTCAAAAAACCAAATACATGGATTGTTACTGTATTAGGTGACTATCTACTTGACGGTATCTAAATTATATAAATAGATATAGTCAACTTATAAGTGGAATTAACGACATGGCAATATATGCAAATTTAAGTATAGATCAGGGTTCTGATTTTACTGAAGAAATCACGGTAAGGGATAACCATGACAATATTGTCAATTTGTCGGGTTATACTGCACACTCTCAAATGCGAAGACATCACACATCCTCAACTAAATATGACTTCAACGTCTCTATAATATCAGAGTCAGCGGGCATAGTTTCGATGAAATTGAATTCTTCAGTTTCTAATAATATAAAACCCGGCCGATATCAATACGATGTCGAACTTCGCGAAACCTCTACAGGAAATGTCACACGTATAGTAGAAGGTCAAGTGGAGATTACTGCAGGAATCACTAGGAGATTAACTAGATGAGCATTGTAGGAAGTTTCTCAAAATCATCGAACACACTTACCGTAACTGGTATTACACAAACTTCTTCGCACCGATTAAGTGAACTAATTGATGTAGATACATCATTACGAGAAGATGGCTCAATTATAATGTGGGACACTGCATCAGGTACATATAAAGTACGTCCTGATATAGATAACGCAAAATTATCAGTCATTGGAGGTAGTTTCTAGTATATACTAAGAGACTACTATTAATTAACGAATAAACATCAATCAGAATTTAATTAGGAGACATTATAATGTCCGGTACTATAATAAAAACTAAATATTCCAGCACCACTGTAGCTCCCATAGACGGGTCGTTAGCAGTAGGTGAAATGGCGTATTCCTTCATGTCAGACAAATTATTCATAGGTGATGATAGTGCATCATCTGTATCAGAAATCATCGGTGGTAAGTATTTTACCGATAAATTAGATCATAATCTAGGAACATTAACAAAGAACTCGGCAATATTAGTCGATGCTTCTAAGAAGATTGATGTTTTAAATGTAGATAATATTACATTAGATTCTAATACGGTTTCAACCACAAATGCAAATGGGAATTTAATATTAAATCCTAACGGTACAGGTCAAGTACAAGTACAAGCATCTACACTTGCTGTTGTAGGTAACTTCACCGTATCAGGAACTACTGTTGTCACTTTAGGATCTACTTTAGGTAATCTTAAAACGGCAGGTAACACTACATCAGCAATTAATACGGACGGTGATATCGTCCTGAGACCAAATGGTACCGGTAAGGTTACAATTGATACAAATACTGTATTAGTTATTCCAAAGGGTTTAGAATCAACACGACCTACACCAACAGCCGCAACTAATGGTGCAATGCGATACAATGAAACCACTAATAGGTTTGAAGGTGTCGTTTCAGGTAACTGGACAGGTGTCGGCGGTGTAGTTGATGTTGACCAAGATACATACATCTCTGCGGAAACTACGCTTGCTGGTTCCCCAACTGATGATGATACCTTAAGATTTTATGCAAAGGGTAATGAAGAAGTTCGTGTTGATGATAGTGGCATGTACATCACTGCTCAAATCACTTCACCTATTGCTAATATCACTACTGCTAATATCAGCACATCAAATGTAACTAATAAACTATATGTCACTGCATCTGATGTTACATATACTGGTGGTATTGATGTTACTTCAGGTAATGTGGATATCGCAGATACATTAAATGTCGGAAATGACCTTAATGTTACGGGTAATACAATTATTTCAGGTAACCTAACAGTTGATGGTACTACAACTTCAGTCAACTCTACTGTTACTACTTTAAATGATCCTGTCATTAAAGTCGGTGATGGTTCAACAGTTGCGGGTGATGGTCTTGATCGTGGTGTGAATTTCGATTATGGGGATGGTAGTACGGTTAAAACTGGTTTCTTCGGTTACGACACACAAACCTCAAGATTCTCATTCAAACCAGACACATCAGTATCAAGTGAAAACTATTCTGCCCCTTGGGGTGATGTTCAGTTCAACAATGTATACCTATCGGGTGATATTGAAGCGGTAAACACTACTCTATCGGGTACATTAGATGTCACTGATGCTACTACTCTAAATAATACCTTAAATGTTGTTAACTCAACTACTCTAAGTGATACATTAGATGTTACTAAATCAACTACTCTATATGATACATTAGATGTCACTGATGCTACTACTCTAAATAATACCTTAAATGTTGTTAACTCAACTACTCTAAGTGATACATTAGATGTTACTAAAGCAACTACTCTAAATGATACGTTAGAGGTTACCAAATCGACTATTCTAAGTGATACATTAGATGTTACTAAAGCAACTACTCTAAGTGATACATTAGATGTTACTAAAGCAACTACTCTAAATGATACGTTAGAGGTTACTAATGCAACTACTCTATACTCTACATTATCAGTAGATGGTCATACTGAGTTCTTTTCGTCTACGCATCTTGGGAATTCTGCTCAAATGCAAATCAATGACGCTGGGGTTATGACTCATGGTACTATTGACGGTGTGAACGTAGTAATCGATTGCGGTACATTCTAGCATTTGGTAATAGAATGTATACCTAAGTAAGATGTAAAATATAAAAGGGATTCTTCGGAGTCCCTTTTTTTTGTATAAATAAGACTATAATTGGATAGTACATACTATTCGAAGACCCAAACTCAATTAGAGAGACCCATATATATGGCCACCAAGATAAAAATTAAGCAAACTTCAATTGCGGGTAGAACTCCATCAAATGACCCAAATAATACTGCGTATATTGAACAAGGGGAACTTGCGTTAAACACCGCAGATCATAAGTTATTTTCTAAAGATTCTAATGGTGATGTCTTCGTCATCGGTGGTGGCGCTGGTGGTGGAGGGGCTTCCGGACTTGAAGAGTGGAAATGGAAATGGAAGAAATGGGAAACTGGATACTCTGAACCAATGGGGTCAGATCCGGAAGCATGGACAACATGGTTCAAGGAAAAGACCAATTCTGCAGTCACACCAGATCTTGAAGGGTTCTTAGATACTAAATCCGCAGTTAATGCTCAAGGTACGTTCGGGGGAGACGTAGGTAACATGTTCCCTGCAGGAATTGACAGTTATACCGCACATATACACACATTCATATATGTAAATCAAGAGTTTTCAATATCCAGTACACTTAAAGGTGATAGTACATTTGCACTATTTATCGATGAAGTCTTTGTAGATGGGTCAACGTTATCTTTTGAGGATGTCGCATATTCTCACACCTTAACTAAAGGTTGGCATGCAATAGATCTAATCTATTCAGTATCAGGTCGTGGCATGGGGGATTATGTTCAGTTGGGGTGGAATCCTCAAGATTATTCTCAAATTACCGCAATGACTCCGACATATGCTACAGGGTCGGTAAATCTCCCATTAACTGGTGGCACATTGAGTGGGGATCTTGATGTCTCGGGTCACATATCCGCATCGAGTCTAACATTAGGTAATTACGAGCAAATATATTGGAGTCCTACAACTCTGATGTATGGTCATGCGACCAACGGTATTAGTTTGATAACCCAAGGTGCAACCCGATTAAAGATTCAAGACAACGGGAATATCGAGATGGACTCGAATCTGGATGTCGCGGGTAATGTAACAGTTGATGGTACAGTTGATGGTCGTGATGTTGCGACTGATGGAACAAAACTAGATGGTATTGCATCCAATGCACAAGTCAATACCACTTCAGAACCAATATCTTATATTACCGGACTTCAAACTGCATTAAATCAAAAAGCAAGTATCACATACGTTGATGCTGAAGTATCCGCATTAGTCAATTCTGCACCTGCAACATTAAACACATTAAAAGAATTATCTGATGCATTAGGTAATGATGACAACCATGCCACCACAATGACTAATCTCGTTGGTACTAAGTTATCATTGTCTGGTGGTGTCATGTCGGGTGACCTTAATATGGCCACTAATGAAATATATTTAGGTACCAATAGTAAACTAAGAATAGGTAACGGTCAAGATTTAGAAATATATCATGATGGTAATGATAGTCACATTACAGATAGAGGAAAAGGTCTTTTATTCATAAGAGGTAGTGTAGGTGTAAGGATACAGGGTGCTAATGGTGAAAATGGTATCACACTAAACGAGAATGCTTCGGTTGACTTGTATCATAATAACTCCCGAAAACTCTCAACCACATCCAGCGGGATTGATGTCACTGGAACAGTAGCGGCGACATCATTCACCTCAACGGGCAATGTCGGCATAGGGACTACTAATCCATCTCATAATCTTTCAGTAGCAGGTACATTAGGAATTAGTGAAGTAAATGCGACAGGGAGTCGATTAAAGATATTTACATCATCTGCAGGGGCATATTTCAACCAACATGATAACTCTAATATTTACTTTCAGCAAATTGGACAAACTAAACTTACAATTGAATATCCTACAGGTGAGTTACTATTTGCAAATGACACTGAACATAGAATAGGGAAACTGACTACTGGAATAAGCGGTGCTGTTGAAACTACTCGCATAATGGGTAGAAATATCGACCTCTATGCCTATGATGACGTTAATATCAGGGCTGGATCCGGTGATAAAATTACCATGCATACCGGATCCGGACATACGGAACGTATGCGCATCACATCAACAGGCAATGTTGAGATGTCTGGGAATCTTAAACTCTCGACAGTGCCATCGACTACCGCGAATGCTTTTGTACCTATTTTGTTTCAACCCACAGAAGGAACTATATCAGGTGATTCTGCACTGACTTGGAATCCTGCGCAAGATGCTCTCAATATAAACGGAACACATATAACATCGAACTACATTCGATCTTCTGGTACAAATTCACTCAAATTTGGGACTGCTAGTGCCGGTCAAATTGTAGAACTCACCTCAACGGGCAATGTTGAGATGAATGGGAATCTTGATGTTACGGGGAGTGTGAGTGTTGGATCTACTGCTGTTATTGGTTCAGATGCTAAGATTGATGCTAACAAGATTAAAAACGTTCCATCCTCTTGGTTAATTGGTGATACAGATACTTGGAGATCAATAAGTGATTCAATATCATCAACTAGTACAACAGTATCAGCATCATCAAAAGCAGTTAAGACTGCTTACGACAAAGCGAATCATTCACATCCTTACTCATCTAGTTCTCATACTCAT